CCAGAGAATCCAGTCATGGTAGATACTGATGTTCAGGTAGTGACTCATGGCTTAAAGCATACAATGACAAACCAAGTCAAACATACAGCAGGCACTATGCTAGCTCAAACAGATTGGTATGTAACTCGTAAAGCAGAAAGAGCTATGGATATCCCTGTTGATGTTATAGATCAACGTACAGCGGTTAGAGAAGAGTGTGATAGACTAGAAGTTGCAATAGCTAATGTTTCTACAGTAGAAGAGCTTATTGCTGTGATGAATAACCAAAGTTGGGAAGGATAATTAAATGTCTCCACATGAAGAACTGGTAGCTCATGAGAAGCTTTGTGCTGAAAGGTACAATACTTTACACTATAGACTTGATCGTTTAGAGTCTATGCTTAATAAACTTCTCTGGGGCTGTATGACTGGTTTCGGAGCTATTGTCGTTGCTGTAGTAATAGGTAAGTTATGAAAGAATCCACACTTATTGTTTGCTTTGCCTTAGTATTGTTATGGAGCTATTGTTATGCCATCGTTGTTTATGCGTAAGGTCTTTTTAGCAGCACTCACACTATTAGCAGTGCTACCTATTAGCCCTATTATTGCTTGTATATTATATGGAGTATTTAATTAATGTTAAATGTTTTACTACCTCTTATATCTACTGTTGTAGATAGAGTCATTCCAGATAAGAATGGAGCTGATAAAGCTAAACAAGCTATAGAAGCAGAGTTAATTAAAAATGCAACTCAACTTAACTTAGCACAGGCAGAAACAAATAAAATAGAAGCTTCCCATAGAAGTGTCTTTGTAGCAGGATGGAGACCATGTTTAGGATGGGTAGCTGCTTTAGGATTTGCATGGATGTTTGTAATAGCACCCTTGCTTCAGTGGGTAATGTTAGTGTCAGGAAATGAGCTACCACTACCTCAATTTCAAACCGATGTATTACTTGAACTAACGTTCGCAATGTTGGGTCTGGCAGGACTCCGCACATACGAAAAAACGAAAGGAATCAGTAAGTGACACCACACTTTAATGTATATGAATTAACTTTTAGTAACACAGCAGTAAGACTTGGAATAGATAATACTCCTGACAAGGAGGCACTAGAGAACTTAGAGATATTAGCAGAGGGCTTAGAGAAGGTTAGATTAAAACTAGATTCAAGACCTATTAAAGTTTCTTCTGGGTATAGATGCTTAGAGTTAAACAGGGCTCTTAAATCTAAAGACACATCAGCCCATGTAAAAGGACTAGCAGCAGACTTTAACTGTCCTTCATATGGAAGCATTAGAGAGATTATGGAAGACCTCTCAGCGTCTAGCCTTGAATGGGACCAATTAATTATGGAATATAATTCTTGGATTCACATAGCTTTTCCTGCAGAGGGAGAGGTAGCTAGAAGACAGACATTTGTTATAGATAAATTAGGAGTAAGAGCTTTTGAGTAAACCTGGACTATATGCAAATATACATGCAAAAAGAAAAAGAATTGCAGCAGGATCTGGTGAAAGAATGAACAAGCCTGGAACTAAAAAAGCTCCTACTGCAAAACAATTTAAACAAGCCGCTACAACTAAAAAAAGGAAATAACACTATGAAAAACTATGGCAAACCTCCAATGAAAAAGAAAACTAAAAAAAGACCAGGAAAATACTAATGGCAAAAGGAGTCCCACATTATTTACCTAATGGTAAACTTTATACAGGTAAAACACATAAACATAATAATAAATTAATGTCTGGAGCTACTCATACTGGTAGTAGCAAATACTTAACACATAAGAAACCTAAAGGAAAATAGTATGGCAAAAGATCCTAGATTAGAAAGGGCAGGAGTATCTGGTTTTAATAAACCTAAACGTACTCCTAATCACCCTAAAAAGTCTCATGTAGTTGTTGCTAAAGAAGGTGATAAAATAAAGACTATTAGGTTTGGTGAACAAGGAGCTTCTACTGCAGGTAAACCTAAAGCAGGTGAGTCTGATAAGATGAAAGCTAAACGTAAGTCTTTTAAAGCAAGACATGGTAAAAACATAGCTAAAGGTAAAATGTCCGCAGCCTACTGGGCTAATAAAGCTAAATGGTAGCAAGTCCTTGTAAAAACGTATGCAGAATAGAAGGGCAGAAGTGTATAGGATGCAATAGAACTCTGGATGATATTGAAACATGGGCATATCTTTCAGACCAAGAGAAGCTTAGAGTGCTATATGACGCTTTAGATAAATCTTGACAGAACGCCCATTTTATGGTATAATTGTAGTATAGCCTAGGAAAGTATATGACTTATTTAGAGATTGTAAACAAAGTGTTAGTTAGACTCAGAGAGAACCAAGTAAGTTCCCTCACTGAGAATTCCTATTCTACACTAATAGCAGATTTAGTCAACGTAGTTAAGAGAGAAATTGAAAACTCTTGGAACTGGAGTGCACTAAGAACTACGCTATCTGCTACTACAGTAGATGGTCTATTTAACTATGTGTTAGTAGGCTTTGGTACTACATCAAGAGTATTACACGTTTATAACGACACAGATGACACTGAGATGTATCTAAGGTCTAGCAATTGGTTTGATAGACAGATGAGAATGGTAGATACTCCTCAAACAAGCGGTCCACAGTATTATAACTTTAATGGTGTGTCTGAGTATGGAGATGCACAAATGGATGTATATCCAGTTCCTAATGGAGCTTATGATATCCGAATTAACATTGTTAAGCAACAAGATGACTTAACTGAGCCAACAGAAAGGGTCTTAATTAACCCTAATCTTCTTATTGAAGGTGTAGTTTCTAGAGCTATTATGGAAAGAGGTGAAGATGTAGGCTCTATGGATCATGAAAGTAGATACTTAAATATGTTATCAGATCTAATAGCTATTGAAGCAGGACATAGACCAGACGAAGTTACTTGGTATCCTAGTTAATGGCTGTATCTAAACTACAAGCTACTAGTGTATCTTCTCCTGGATTTCTAGGACTTAATACACAAGACTCAGGAGTTAATCTTGAGAGTGGCTATGCAACTGTAGCTACTAACTGTGTAATTGATAAATTTGGTAGACTTGGTGCTAGAAAAGGATGGGAGTTACAAACTACTTCTACTACATTAAGTACTGATGCTTATATAGAAGCTATTTTTCAGTTTAAAGACGTAGATGGTTCTAGTACAATACTATCTACTGGTGATGGTAAAATGTTTGCAGGGACTACTACTCAAACAGCTTTAACTGTTTATACTGATACGAATGGTACTGTTCCAAACACTGGAGCTACTATAGGCAACAGGATGCAGTTTGCAGGTTTATTGGAAGGAACAGGTCCTACTGCAGATTCTTATGCTTTAGCAGTACAAAGAGGAGTTCCTGCTTTAGTTTATAGAAGAGCAGGGGTTCAGCATAATGGTCCTTATATCTTACAACAGATTGGAGACTATGGATCTAAGCCTACTGGCGTAACTACATTTGATCCTGATTGTGTTCTTTCTGCTTTTGGTAGAATGTGGACAGCAGGTCTTACTAGTAACCAGTCTACAATTTATTATAGTGCTTTAAGTGATCCTTCTGAATTTGCAGCAAGTGCTACAGGTTCTGGTGTATTAGATATAAGTACAGTTGTTGGTGGTAATGATGACATTACAGCCTTAGCACAACATAATGGTTTTTTAGTTATATTTTGTCAGCATCATATTGTTATTTACTCAGGAGCACAGTCTCCTTCAACAATGGTATTAGCAGATGTTATTTCAGGTGTTGGTTGTATTGCTAGAGACTCTGTACAAGTAACAGGTACTGATTTAATCTTCTTATCTAATAGTGGAGTAAGAAGTTTTAATAGAACAGTACAAGAAAAATCAATGCCTATGCGAGAGTTATCTCTTAATATAAGAGACGATCTTGTAAACTATTTAGCAGTAGAAACAATGAATAATATACGGAGTGTTTATTATGAGAATGAGGCTTTCTACTTAATAACTTTTCCAGGTTCTCGTATTATGATTTACTTTGATCTGAGAACAGCACTACCCAATGGAGCTGCTAGGGCAACTACTTGGAAAACTACAAATGGTATTATATTTAAAGCCTCTTGTAATACAGATGATAGAAAACTTTTACTTGGAGTACCTAATGGTATAGCAGAGTATAAAGGGTACTTAGATAATACAGATACATATGACTTTGAGTATTTAACTGCTGCCTCTGATATGGGACAAGCTACTATGAATAAACTGCTTAAAAAAGCAGAGCTTATGGTTATTGGTAGTGGTGAGCAAGACTTTACTTTTAGATGGGGATATGACTATAGCATTAACTTAAATAATCAAAACATCTCTAGGGACTTTGGTGTTACTAGTTTATCTCGCTATAACTTAGGATACCAATATAACATAGATAAATACAGTACAGTTGGTTTAGGTATTCAACAAATTCAAATACCTTTAACAGGCTCTGGTAAAATTGTACAGTTTGGTCTTAACTCTACAATTGAGGGTGAGCCACTAAGTATTCAGAAAATTGATGTATATTTAAAAACAGGGAAAACACTATAATGACAGCTTATACTAAATCTACTAACTTCTTAACTAAAGATACTTTACCTGATGGTGATACAGGAAAGATTATTAGAGGGTCTGAGTTTAACGTTGAATTTGATAACTTACAGACGGCAGTAAACAGTAAAGCTAATGCTATTAGTCCTACTTTATCAGGTACTCCTACAGCACCTACAGCAGGCGTTGGTACAAATACTACACAAATAGCTACAACATCATTTGTACAAACAGCAGCTAGTGCTGCGTTTCCTTCTGGTGGTATTATAATATGGTCAGGGAGTGCTTTAGCTATTCCTGCAGGATGGTTACTATGTGATGGTACAAGTAG